TACCAATCCCTGGCGAAGTCGGAGATAAGACTGGATACTTACCACGAAGAACTGTGGTAACCCACTTATCGATCCATTGGCAGGTAGCCCAGAGTCCAGCAAAGTAAAGCTGGTTCCTCAATGCTACCATGGAGATGACTTCACTTGCGTCTTCACAACTGGTAGGGAACACGCGGCGGAGCCGACAGACTGAAACGTCGACACCATCGTAGTAGTCCTTACCACAAGACTCTCTGAATGAACCATTGTAGAAAGTCTTGTCAGTATTGACTTTGAAGCCTAAAGCTTCGAGGTCACTGATGATGTGAAGCACTAAATCTACGGGTACGATTAAATCGTCACCGTAGGCACGCGTTGTAGCCAGAGCTTTAAGTTTGAGCTCTGGCCACGAAACGGTCGGATGCGACATACGTAAGCGATGTACGACTATAGAAATGAAAACCATAGTCTCAATCGGGAACGTAAGCGCCGAACCCATAGACGCGAACTTGGCCAAGCGTATAACGCCATGACCAGGAACGTCAGCTGAACGACTACGGCAAGCATCAACGGCCTCGTGAAAATCAGGCCAAGGAGCAAGCAAGTAGCGCACAAGCTGATTCGAAACACGATCACTCGCTTCTGATAGATCGATGGTAGCAAGATCTCCATCCTTCGATCCTAGGCGGGCCATTCTCTGGTTAGGAGATTGATCCTCGAGAGTAATAAAACTTGACAGGAAAGAATCTTCTCGCCAAGAATCTACGATCGCACGAAGAACCGACTGCTGTGCGTACTGCATTTTAGTCGGCTCAATCGCTATGATCCTAGGTGTTTTGAGCGTTTTAGGCACAGCAATAACCCTAACGGGTAGTTCTGCGCCAGGTGAGTCAAAGTTGACGCCGAGTAAATCGGCGCGATATTTCCAGTTGGGGATAAGGAACTCTCCAGCCGGAAATACGCTTTCGAGCCGGGAACTCCAGCTAGACTGGTAAAATTTCTGGTTACCAACCAGATTGTCTGCTGTAGCTCCAGGTCCATGCTTCGGCACGAAACGATCAAACCTTCCGTCGCGAAGTTCGCGATTAAGTCGGTCGATTGAATCGCCGAAAAGCATGGCGAAAGTACTGCGGAGACCGAGGAGCTCCCTTTCGGAAACCCCTCGATCGGACGCAACAACATCTGACTCAGTCTGCACATAGCTCGACATCGCATTCTTGAAGCGTTCTTGCGAACACTCGAGCTCGGTTTTGTTAAAGACGAAACAAATTTGTCTTATAGCGAAAATTGAGTCGATGTCGGGCTCATGCAGGATCTGACCATTAGAGGCGAATACACGACGAAGGAAACCCCCAAGAAAACAGGGGAGACCTCCTGATCGCCGGAAACCGGTGAACAGGCTGGAGTCGACCATATTGAGGTCAAGACATCTTTGGAAGTCTTTACCAAAACGTGGTAGGGATATCGTGAGAAACGACATCCCCTCGTGTTCGTACCTGCTCTTGATTGTTTCTAAGTCAAGAGCCGTGCTAGTGCAGCATCTGTTGCCCAAATCATTGAGCAACACTTCCATGAGCGACATAAGGCTTTTCATAATCTGCTTCCTAATAGAAGTTAAATTATCCTGAGCCAAACGTCCGCTTTAAGGCAGTTACCCCCCTAAGAAATCAGGGGAGTCTCATCAATTCTCGTTTCCAAGAATCTTGGTGATGAGGGCTCCAGAAGAGGCATTGATCTGGGCTAGAAACCCGTCAATAACCTGCTTCTGCTCCGCCACGGTATAACCTACCGGGGGAACGTCGAAGACGACATAGGCACTCATAGAGTACCGAGCGTTAATCGACGCCTGGAAAGGATCCGCTGCGACCTTGTCGAAGTTGATCCTAAGCATGTGCCTGGTACGCTTCCCGATCTGATGGGAAACGATCTCCTTGCACAGCCCATCCGCTGACGAGAACTCACCCGAGTTAAGACTCGAGCCAGTTCGCGGCAAAGGGATGGCCACGGAATTGATAGTAACTGTCTGATCTGCGAGGGCCATTTGGCATCGCTCCTTACTAAGGTACTTGACACCACAAGGGTGCCATAGATGGAGGTACATTCTGCAGTATTGCAGGGTTACCTTTATCTCTTAGAATCGGGTGATTCCAAGAGCTGCGAGGATAGCTTTCTGAGAGTTTGAAAGACTCCCATATGCTACCCCGAAGCCATAAGGTGTTGCCCTAAGGCGCCTCTTGCTGTGGACTTCTATGCCCATATCAGGAAGCTGCGCGTTAGGCGACAGAGAGCCTTGGTTATCGACAAATGCCGACGAACTCTCTGGCGAGACTGTGTAACGAGTCTTAGACTCTTGCATTACATAGCCATATTGCAACACGACTGCGTCGTCTGACCACTTGGAAACATTGGTTATCAAGTCACCAAGATTGAATTGCCAGTCGAGTAGCCAGGTCCACGGAGCTAGATTCCACAAAGTGGAAAAATCTAGATCCAAGCCGTAGTCCCACCGCAGATGATCAGCGGCGTTCCTAAGACGTGAAACTGGTTCCATATCTGTAGGCCAATGAATCAAATAGGCCCCAGAGAAGGAAGTCTTCCTATTGATATTAACATCAAAGTAAGGCTTATACGGAGGTTTTACTTCGTTATTAGTGAAGTATCTTTGATTGGAGAAGATGTAACCGCTCCAACCAAACTGGTTTGCACCAGCCCTTCCGTCCAGTTTCGTGGATTCATTTTCATCCGGGAATTTGTAACGTCGACGGATTGTTTTACCTGCATTTTTCTGCAGATTATCCAGCACAGATAAACCTTTGTGCTGGACGTCGACAAAGGATTTGAGATCACTTACAAATGGCTTAAGGCCAAAAGTGTTCTCAAGGAAGAGGTCCGCGGACTCCTTAACGGAGTGCTTAGCCACGGACGTCGACGTCTCACCAAACTCTTTTAAGAGTCTCTTGAGACGATCCTTCTGCAATTTCGCGAGGAAGGGAATTCCATCCCTTCTAAGCTCAACGAGAAATTGCGTTACATTGGCGGGACTAACATCAGGCCTCGTCCTAGCTATGGCAGTAGTGCCATAGCTTAAAAGCTGATCGTCAGAAGACCGACGATCAGAGAACTTATAGTTAAGTTCAGG